GAGCATGTTGCCGTCCCATTCCATGAAGCCGATGTAGGCGATCTGATCGAGCTCGGCATAACGCTCTTCGAGGCGGCGGAGACGCATCGTGCCCACCTCCCGGATCTTGTATTTATCCAGGGCCCCGGTGAGGATCGTCTTCTTGCCGCTGGCCATCGTGCTGTCCATCGACTGGTTGATCGTGTAGGGCTGGCCGTCGATACGCGACGGGGCTCCGGACAGGGGATCGCTGTGCCAGAGGAAGCGCCCCTGGCCGTCTTTCAGGAGCTTAATCGCCAGCAAGATCGCGTCGTGGAGCATGTAGCCAAAACCGGGTCCCTCGCGGTAGGCCGGGTCGATCGAGTGGAACAGGTTCCGGATGTCGTCGTAGACGATCGCCGTCGTCTTGGCGGCGGTGTAGCCGAGCGTCGAGTCGGTGATGATGCCGCGCGGGCCGTTGACGCCCAGACCGGTGGTGCAATCGAGGTTCAGCTTCCGGGCCAGGCGGATGCCGATCATCTTGCCCAGGTAGCCTCCCAGGTCAACTCCCGAACCGCGGATCAGCGCGTTGGGGACCTTGATCAGCCCCGAAGAGTAGACGTAGGCGTTGAAGGTGACGTTGCCGAACTTGGGGTCGAGATCGGTGTCGGCCGTGTATTCGTTGAGCCGGTGGCCCATGTTCGTCGTGTCGTCGGCCGTCGGCCAGGGCAGCGGGCGATTGTCCTCGGTCCGCATCACCTCGGCCACGTTGCTCGTGCCGCCGTAATACAGCAGGTTGACCTCGAGGTTGGGCATGAAGCCCGTGGGAACGGTATAGCCGCCGCCGGTGTCGAGCTGCATGCTCAAGGCGCGCTCTTCCAACTGGCGGGCCGCCATGCGGGCCTGCATTTTCCGTTGGAAGGGATCGAGCGGCGCGAGGCGGATGTCGCACTCTTTGCTGCCGAGCTCAATATCGAAGGCGTCACAGGCCTCTTCGTGGCGCTGGGTGACCCTGGCGCGGATTTCGCGCTTCGGATTGTGCGAGCGCATCCAGCCCTGGATGGCCAGGTCGCGGAGGTTGCCCTTTTCGAGGTCGTCGGAGCCCGCTTCGGCGCCATCGCCGCCAAAATCCTCGCGGCCCATCCGGCGATCGCCGGTGATTGAGCGGTCCAGATATTCAATCCGCTCGTCCGCCCGCTCGTTGACGTCGACGATTTCCGTCAGGCCTTCGAACTCGGTGTTGATCGCGGCCCAGTTCGTGCGGTCTTCGGCCGTCCAGCCCTCTTTGGAGTTGCACTTGTCGCGCAGCTCCTTGATGCGGGGCATCAGGGCGGCCCGCTTTTCGCGGACCTCTTTGACGCTCGCGACCGCGGGAGCGCCTTCGCGCTCTTCGGTTTTCGGCTTGGGCGGGGCGGTGCGCTCTTTGGTGGGCGTTTTGGCTTTGGCCATCGGGGTCCCTCTCGGGCTCACCGGGCGCAACAAAAAGCCGCGCAACACCGGCGAGCGTTTTTCGTTTGATTGGTACGAGGACGTACTTCTGAAAAATCGCTGGCGGATGATCCGCGGCCGAACTGAGCGGTCCGCTCGTCACTCCCCTACTGGCCGTCCGGTGCGCGGCAAGCGCGTCACCGACTGGCTCTTGAGACGTCGAACTTACCGCGCGGAGGCGAGCTGCTAAAAACGGACACCAGCGACGTGTCTCAAAGCGCCAAGCCGGCACCCAGATCGAGCGTGGCGCGGCCGCACTTGTTGGGGTACCCGACGGTCACGAGCAGCGTGGGATAGAACGCCGGGTCATCGATGTCCGTCCCGAGTACTGCCTCGCTCGAAACGGTGACAAGGAGATCTGCCATTTGCGTCTCGTCGAGGTTGCGGACTTCGAGCTCCAGCAGCCCTGCGCGGAGCGTAAAGGCGTCCAGGGCGAGCACCGCCAGATTGGCGAAGACCAGGTTGGCGGTATCGTTGGGCGCCGCGAAGGTGCCCCGTCCGGTGTCGGTGAAATCCCCTCCTGGGACCGTCCAGGCGTCCGCCCCATCGTAGTCGGTGAAGGTCGCGGAGGTCGTCCAATTGTGTCGCGTGACACGTGAGCAGGCCCAGTTGCCCGTCCCCAGGACCATGGCTACGTTCGCGAGAGTCAGCACGGCACCGGTGATGGCCTGGCCGGCGGGGATGACGAGGCCCGAAATGTCGAACTGATAGAGCGCCCGCCACGCGGTTGCCCCGGCGAGGAAGGCGCCCGCGGCGTCCGAGCCAATGATCAAGGATCCGGTGGGACCGAAGGCCGCGCCGGCCGCCACACCATTGCCGACGTATGTGTCGAAAACGTTCGGCGTCTGATCGACCCGGAATGACGTCGTGCTCATGGGTGCGCTGCGCAAGCGGCCTGAAGGGTTGTCGGATCACACAGCGCGCGCACAAAGATCGGCACGCCGCCTCGCTTGGCCAAGGTCGAATAGGTCACGACCGACAACGCGTCGAGCCAGCCGCGCTCGTGGAATGGGGCCGCTGGAAGGATCGAAAGGACCCGGTCGACCTCGCTTCCGGCCCAGCGGCCGCAAGCCGCGGCGGTCGTCGCGTAGAAAACGCTCGCGGAGGACGCCGCGACGCGAATATGCACGAGGCGCCCAGCGGAGAACGACATGGCAAAGGCGACCGGCGCGCCGGAAGCATCCAGCGACACATCGAACAGCCAGCCGGCGCCGGCCAGCGCGGCGATTGCGCCGGCATCCATCGCGGGCATGACGGACCACGAGGACGCAGCGTCGGCCGTACGGGCGGCGGCGATCACCGCGACCGCGGGGTAGTCGTCGGAGGTGGCGGGGCGGCTAGTGATCATGGTGGTTTCAGACTCGCATTCTCTCGAAGATTTCCTGGGCGCGGCTGTTCACCAGGTCCCGTTCGCGTTGGCGCTCATAGTCCTCCTCCATCGAATCTTTCGATTGGACGATGACCTTGGTGAGTTTGCTGACGGGCACCAGGTAGAGGGTTTGCCCTTCGCCGGTTTCGTCGCTCGAGCAATCGCAGGCCACCAGGGCGGCCGGGGCCTCGGCGGTGGCTTTGAGTTTGAGGCTCGTTCCCGGGATGGCCAGTTCGCCGTCGGCGGCGATCTGTTGCACCTCTCCCATTTCGGGTTCGGCGCTCATGCGCGTGGCGTCCTCGATCCACCAGGTCACCGTGTCGCCCACGGCCAGGCCGGAGGCGGTGATCGGTGGATCGGCCGGCGGGTCGTTTTCTTTCGCGCGCTGCGCCCGAAACTCGACCAGCCCCGCGCGCACCGTTTCGGGCAGCAACGAGCGTGCCATGGCGCTGGTGCCCTCATAGGCCGGGAAGGTGACAGGGCCGACGTCGAACAGGTCGACGTCGGTGATCTCGCGGACCACGAAGTCGCCTTCCTCGCGCGTGGTGACCACGGTCGGGATGAAACTAAAGCTCGAGCCGTCGACGTCGCCCCGGTCCAAATTCTCGACCGTGTCGCGGCCGGCGGTCGTATCGCCCGGATCGATCTCATAGCGCAAGCCCGTGTCATCGACCGAGAGCCGCATGGTGCCGGCGCCCGTGCGACCCAGGACCTGGTTGGCGTCGTGGTTGAACAGGCCGCGGACGTCGTGCTTGTCGCGAAGCGCCCGATCGAAGGCGCCTGGCATGATGCGTTCGACGAAATTCTCCCACAGCTCATACTGCGAGCCAGGCGTGCCATCGTAGAAGACGGCCGCGTAGCCTTCGATCCGGGTCGGCTTGCCGTCGCTGCGGCTCGCGCGCAGCTTGGCGCGGGCCTGCGGCAACGTGCGGCGCTCGAGACTGCGGTTCGCGGGGGCAGCGGTGGTGGTGGCCTTGGCCATGGTGGTTATCCTTTCGCGCGAAATGTAGGTTGTGTTTTCAGATGCCTAAGCCGCCCGGCGACGTCGCCGGGGACGATAGGGCAGGAATTCTTCCGCAAAGCGACGCGCGCTCGCGGGCCAAGCGTCGGTGGCCCGTTCCACTTCGGCCAGCAGCGTGTCGGCGTCGGCCCGGTTGGCCACGCCCGCGAGCTCGGCGTGCAGTCGGCCGAGCAGCCGCGTGCCCAGATCATCGGCCGGGAGGTCCGTGGCCGCGGTGATCGCCGTCTCGACGCCCCGGAAGTCGCGTGCCACGCGGTCGCCGTCGCGCTCGATCAATTCGTCGAGCCAACCGACGAACTTCGAGCCGTCGGCCCGCTGGCCCGGACCCTGGGCCGCGCGGAGGGCCTGGCGGGCGACGCGCGCCGTCAGACGCTGCGCTTCGTCGGCGAGCAGCTCGCGATGGGCTTTGATCAAGGTGCGGCTGGGGGGCGTCCCGCGCGGGGAGTCGCCCGGAGCCATGTTGAGGGCGACGTAGTATTCGTTGCCGCTCTTGCCCGGAATCGGGTTGAGCCCTTCCTCTTCGCGGACCTCATTGCGGTTGAGCCAGCCCAAGGTGAGACCGCTCTGATAGTAGGCCATGCGGCTGCGGGTGTCGGTGCGCATCATGCGGCGGTAATTGGTGCCGAAGGCATGGGAGCCGCTCCGCTTCTCCTTTTCGGTCAGCAGTTTGTCCCAGCATTCTTCCTCGCGACGATCGCCCCAGGGGCGCAAACCGTTTTGGTAATACCGCAGATCGTCTTGCTCCATGGTGGCGAAGGTGCGGGCCTTCGTATCGCCGATGCGCGACGGCGGAATCTTGAACCAGCCGGCGATCTCGCGCCGCGCGAGCTCGCGGGTCTCGAGCATCTGGGCTTCGTTCGGTTTGATCGACGTCGGCTCAAACTTGGTGCCCTCCTCGAGCACCATGTATTTGTGGCTCTTGGTGAGGCCGGTGTGCTTTTGATCGAGGGCCGCCTTCAGCGATAGTACGTCCTCCTCGTCCATGCCCGGCGGGACGAAGATGATGCCCGAGCTCGTGGCGCCTCCGTTGAAGAAGCGGGCGCCAAAAATCTCGGCCGCCATCGCCAAGCCGAAACTGGTGGCCGCGGCTTGGAAGAGCTCGATGCCCAGGTGCGGATTGATACCGAGGCCGCGGAAGTGCAGCACGTCCTCGGCGCGGAGAATACGCACGGTCGTGCCGACCGTGGTGCGGTAGAGGAGGCGGTGATTGAGCCGAAAGGGAAAGGTGCGGTCGGGCAAGAGCGGCACGATCTCATCGGGCGCGCCGCTCTCCTTGCGATAGATGTAGGCGTAGGAGTTGCCCCACAACATGCACTGCACCTGCAGCGTGTGCCAGAAGTAGAAGGCATTGAGCTCGGCGCACGGCTTGCGCCGGACCAGAAAGTTGGACGGGTGATACTTGTCGATGCACTTGCCGCCCCCGCGGAGCGACTTGAAAACTTCCAGGGGCAGGCCGGCCAGGTCGTTGGCCACCATGTCGACGCACTCATGGACCGCGCCGATATTGAGCGAGTTGCGGGCATTGATCCGCACGCCGGCCTCGGTCGACGTGCTGCCGAACAGCAAGTCGGCCGCCTTGGCCAGCGGAACCGTGGGATCTTCGATCGTGGCGCGGCACTCGGTGGCGAAATTCGTGCCGACGAAGATCTGCGTAGGCGTAAAGGGGGCTGATGCCATGCGACCACTATCCTCCGGTGATGACGCCATGCTTGCGGTAAATGCTGGCCGGGCGAGGGGCATAGACCATCACGCGCGACAGGGCCGTGATCAGGGCCGTGGCGCCGTCGATCTTCTTGGACTTCTTGCCCTTGAGCGGCATGATGTTGCCGTTGTTGTCGACGCGCGGCACGACGTTGCCAATCATCCAGGCCAAGACGGGGTTGCCGTCATGCACGATCTGGCCGCTCAGCACGAGCCGTTCGAGCTCCTTGGTGGCCGGCGCAATGTGCGGGACCTGCTGCGGTACCTTGACGCACAAGATGCCCTTGCCGGTGAGCTTGTTGATCGTGGCGATGGCCTGGTATGGATCGTAGGCCACCTCGCTGACGTCGCCGCGGCCACAGCGTGACAGAAGCCATTCGTCGATCGAC